AAATATAAGCTATATATTCATCACCAATTGTAGGTGCAAAACCATTAGATTTAAATCCAATATCTGTAGAAGTTGGCCCATCTGGCCCCCAAGTACCTGCAAAAGTTCCGACTGCATCAGTTTTGCTTAATTGTAAGTACTTATCTTCTCCTAACGAACGATGATATACCAACCAATCTTGAGCAGAGTCTATATTTTTAAGTAAAATTAAACCTGGAATACAGCCAAGTTGATGAGCTACTCTTTGATTAGTTGTATTTGTCGTAGTAAATTTAACAATATCCAAGAAACCAGGTGTCTTTTTCCAAGTCCAACCGACATTGGTTTCATTACTACCGTTTGTAATACCAGAATTACCTACTTTAAATCCACCTACAAATCTTGAATTTACATAATCTTCATTTGTATCTTGATCATCGTTTGTATTGCTATATAGAACTTTATTATTACCTCTAGCTGAATCTACAAGTATATGATTTGCAGTATGATTTCTACCTTTTATCCATACTAAATCTGGTTCAAAGTCTGATCCAGTTATATTTTGACCGCTAGAATTACCATCTCCCTCATAGACATGAGTGTAAAAACAATCGTCAATGTAAACAGAGGATTTTTTTGCACCTGCACCTAAAAGCATTTGTTGAATAGGACTCATAATTAATCTCCGTGTTGTGTGTTAGTTAGTAGTAGGTACATTTATGAAACCGTCATTTTAGAAGATTGAATGTATGCTGTCGTTCCATTCAAGAACCATATTGTGGCCATGGCTCTAGCTCCAAGAGCTATTGTGCTTCCCTTTATGTCTACACCATCAGCACCATTATATAAAGCAGTTCCTAAAGCACTTGCATTTATGTTTTGATCGTTAGAACTTTCATTTAAAAGAGTAACAGTATTACCTTTGACAAAGGTTGAGTTAGGTATGACCCAACCACCGCTTGTGTTATGAATAACCTTTCCACCGTCAGTGTCAACCAAAGTATAAGCTGAAGTTTTTGCATCACCAGGAATATTCCTTAAATCGCCTTTGCTGTCTGATACCTTTCCAGCAAACGTGGCATTGCCTGAACTATTAACTTCAAGCGTATTTGTACCAGAGGAAGATCTAAATTTAATACCACTAGTTCCACCTTGGATATATAAAAAATTAGAATTATGTTGTATTTTTCCTGCTGCTTCTCCTGACCATGTGCCATTAGCTATACGAATATCACCATTTGCAGGAATTGTAAGTGCTCCTGAAACATTACCTGTGACGTTTCCAGTTAAAGGGCCGCTAAACGCAGTTGCCGCAATCGTTCCTGTAAAAGCATTTGCGCTCTTACTCCATACAACGTTTGAACTAGCACCCGTGAATGTTGCGTCGCCATTAACAACTAAGCCTGTAAGAGTACCAACAGAAGTTAAAGAACTAGTAACGACATTAGAAGCGAGAGTTGTACCCGTTAGGTTTGCCGCTGCGTCGTCTGTTGCGTCTGTTTCCCATGTAAGTGTTGCGACCTGACCGCTAACCGTTGACTTAAGAACTTTTCCAGTTGCCCCAACGCTTGTAGGTAGTTCAATAGTGTAACTAGTTCCGACGGTTGTTCCTGCCTGAATCGCTACATATTCACCGCCTGCCGCGTCGCCTAGTCTTAAATCTGCCTGCGCTGAAAGAGTTAAATTCCCGCTAGTTGTTATTGCTTGCGTACCGAAATCAGGCGATATTTTTGACCCTGCGATTGCTGCATCACTAGCTACGTTTCCATTAGTAACCGTGATAGCTGTAGGTAATGCCCCTGTTGCCAGCTTGCTAAGTGCTATTGCTGCGCTACTACTAATTTTTGCGTTTGTTATTGCAGAGGCCGCAATTGTTAATACGCCTGCATTAGATAACGTTGCATCTCCGCTAACTGCCTGAACTGTTGCAACATTGCTTCCATTACCAACAAGGATTGAACCACTAGCAAGAGCCGCTAGTTTGCTATATGCCAGAGCTGCGTTTGTAGCAACATCAGCATTAACAATCGACGCACCGCCAGAAACTAAAACTGTTCCACTTTGATCAGGAAAATTGATTGTTTTATCTGCTGTGGTCGGATCTACAACACCAATTGTCGTTTCAAATGAATCCGCCGTCGCGCCTTCGTAGACCAAACTTCCAGTATTGCTTATTAATATTTCGCCGCTGACGGTTCCACCTGTTTTGCTTAGTTTTTCTGTTTCGATCTCTTGAACTACGTCTTGCAGATTTGTTGAGCTAAGGCCGCCAAATGGGGTGAAGGCAATATTCGCCGCAACTTGCGAAGCTACCGTCTGCGATAAATCAATTTCTACCCATGAGCTACTTGAAGTATTGGTAACACCTAAAATGTAATCGGGTGGTTTTAATTGACCTGTAATTCCTGTAATTCCCGATGGTGTACCTTGAACCGATACGACGACGTATAAAGAATCAGTAGTCGCGCTGGCTGTTGGTAAATTTGAACCAACAACTAAACCCGCCGCTGCCCCTGCGCTTGTGACACTATCAACCTTTGAAGTACTAGCGTTATAGGTGCCGCCCGGAATAAGAGCGCCCTTACTAAGACTCGAAATTGCCTGCCAAGCCGTACCATCATGCACGAAGCAATCCTCCGTGGTCGTGTCAAAAAGTAGCTGACCTTGGAAGGCTGGCGAAGGGTAAGACCCAACTTGAGCAATGGATTGAAAGACCACCGTACTTGCATCACCAAGTTTTGCAGCCGTTACAGATTTCGTACCTAAACGCGCAGTTGCGACCGTTCCACTTGTTAATAATGCAGCGCTGTGATTCGGTAAATCTGAATCCGTGATTTGGCTGCCGCTACTAACTGCGCCGGATGCCGTAACAACTACTTTTGTGTAAGTTCCGGGTGTTGCCGTGTTATCTACGCTAATTACTCCACTACTAACCGCGAGGCCTGTTCCTACTTGCAGCGCCCCTTTTGCCGATGAACTTCCGTCTGGTAAATCAGCCGCCGTAATTGTTCGATAGGCACTAACTAAACCTTTTGCCGTCACTGCGACGAGGTTATAAGCGCTGCTAGCTGTTACATCATTATCGATTTCAATAACACCCGTATCCATCCTTAAGCCTTCGCCATTTACCTTGATCGCTCCTAATGCTGAACTTGTCGCCGTTGGCAAATCCGCGCCTGTAATTGCTCTAAGTGAAACCGCACCCGCCGCACCTGATGGGCCTGCCAAGAACTGAGCCGCCGCACTTGAATCATCTATTGATGCGCTTAATGCCCTTGTACTTCCTGACGTAGCAACCGCAATATTAACAATAGAAGTTGTATCACCTGTAATTGAATTTATAGAGGCCGCTGCTTTTAATGATTGCCACGCGCTACCGTCCCAAATACTCGCCGCATATCCGTCATTACTATTCGCAGCAATCTGTCCTGTAAATCCACCTGATCCGGGTAAGGATGTAACTAGTTGGGCGCTTGAATTATTATCTAACTTCGCTGCCGTAATGGCATCATTGGCGACCTTTGCCGTTGAAATTCCTAAATCTGCGACGGCTGTTCCGGCTATCGACCCTGCTGTTACGGAAACCTTTGCTATTGGTATTGCGTTACTACCTAATAAACCAAAACTATTAGCACTAAATAAGTTTGCAATCGTCAGGCTTTTCGTTTCAGAGGCCGACCCGTCAACTACCGCAATTTTATCTGCCGTCGCAAGATTATCTCCTAACGCGGGCAGTTGCGAGATTTTTAAATCAGCCATCTTACGCCGTTAATCTGTTTCTTGTAATAGTTTAGCCGTTGTATCCTGTTCTAATAGAATGTCGTCGCTATCTTCTTGAAGGATCTTATTAGCTGCGTCGCTATTAATCTTAAGGTCGACTCCTCCAGTAGTGACAAAGTTTATAGTCATGTCTACGGGTTGACCCACATTGAAGCTTACAGCCGATTGGGTTACTACCGCGTTTATTTCATACCAAAGCTCGTCATCTAAATTTGAACTTATACCACTAGGGTTATATCCGCTTGTCTTTAAATACAATTGCGCCCCAAATTCTGACCCGATTTTTGTTCTAGTAACTAATTCCAACAAGTAGTGAGGCGGGTCAAAATTGCCTGAGCCTTCAGAATCTTCATAATCCCAAGCGCAAGTAATACGGCCATTTCCAGAAATTAACGAGGAATAACGTTCTCTGTGATACTCAGATAAAGCAGTTACATCAACCGATTCAACATCTGTATTTATTTCGTATGAACTTACTTGACCCAACATTCTATAAATAGCATTTTGAACCGAAATTTTTACAGGTAAATCAGAGCTAATAGAAGTCAAAGTTAAAGCGTTAGAACTTAAACCATTAACAGCATTAGCAAAGGAGGAAAAAAGTCTTATCCCTCCTAAATCGTCTTTATGTATAAAAGCCGTAAAACTTGATTGTCTAGTGTTATCTGGCCATGAAGCCGCTGCAATAAACAAAAGATCTGTTCCGTTTGTTGTTGAAATTTCTACTTGATCGCCTGTAATTAATTCGTCAGCCTCATCAAAACTAAATCGCTTCTTTGACGTATTGACATCATCCGTATTAATAGTTGCAAATAAATCACCCTGCGCCGTTTTGCGCTGAAGCATGACTTTTCCAAAACCGCCTAAATAGATACTCATTAGATTGTTGCTGTAGTTAGTTCGCCTGTTGCTTGAAAACTTATCTGCGCTTTTGCTATTTCTCCCGGTGATGCTGAAATATTTGCCCCTGTTATAAACGCCGTCATTGTTACATCTTTATTTGTTGAACCATCAGTAAATCTAAGAGTTAAAGTTTTGCTGTCGCTATCAGATAACCCTGAATTTCCAGTCTTAACAAGCATTCTTAAAAATTCTGACCCGTCGTTTGTTCCGTCGTCTTGCTTATAATAAATTATTTCCGCGCTACC